AAAAAGAAGAAACAAAAATTAAGCAAAACAATAAGTTGTATTTTTGCAGGAACTATGTGTGCTAACTATATGACTCCATTGGTCTTAACTTTTGCTCCAACAGGAATACAGGAAAAAGGTAAATATGCTATGGCATTTATGATGGGTTATATGGGATTGAAGGGTCTTGAATTTATTGTTGATTTTGTGGTAGATTATGCAAATTCAAGAAAAGCAAAGTAATAGGTCTTGACTGAGAAGATATATACAATATAATGTGAAACAAGGAGTAAATTATGGCAGATATTAAAATCGTTCGTCTAACTAGTGGTGAAGAAATCATTTGTACCTTTACCCAAAACAAGAATTCATCAACATTTAAGGATCCAGCAGTTCTAATTCCTTCTCCCGAAGGAAAACTTCTACTTGCTCGGTGGATGCCCTATGCAATTCATCCAGAAAGCGGAATTGAAGTTCTAAATACACAAATTGTATTTGCAATTGATCCGCAAAAAGAACTCGCAGAGCATTACACAAATGTTGTCGTAAATAACCTAGTTATCCCCGCAAAAAAGTTGATAAATCCACTTGATGAATCAGGACTAAAACTCACAGTTTGATCTTGACATAGACATCATTGTGTGGTATAATGATAAAATGTTCCCGTAGCTCAGTTGGATAGAGCAACGGTTTTCTAAACCGTTGGTCAGGGGTTCGAGTCCCTTCGGGAATGTTTATGAAAAGAAAACTGCACAGATTAGATTCAAAGTTTAAAAGAGTTTATTGTTTAAAAAGTTATTCATATTTTAATGAAATTAAAAAGGAATATATGATGATCAACACAAAAGTTAGTATTGGAATTGCTGTTTCTGGTCTTGCATTGCAAGTATTTACTTATTTTTGCAATGCTCAACTAAACACACAAACACTTGCAAATTTTAATCTTATTGCAGGGATTGCAATGTTTGTTGCCTTCATCTCATTTGCTCTCAATACGACGAGTGCAGTAGATGATATGCGTAAGGATGTAAACAACAACAATGATGATGTTCGTCGTGATTTTGATGCAGTGTATCGTTATGTCGATGATCTAAATCGCGATGTTGTTCGGGACATTGCAGATTCTTGTCGTCGTTCAAAGAAGTGAAATCATAAATATCTTTGATGCTAAAAACAACTTATATTTACTCCTTCTTAGAGTTAAGTGGTAAACCTAAAAGATTTTTAGAATCAAAGTCAGACTGTAAAATATTGGGTTACGGTGTTTCAGCAGACACCGTAACCCTTTCTGTTTTATATGAAGATACTAAAGCGTTTAATAACTTAAACAAAGAATTATATGATAATTTTAAGTTAGTACCAACCAATATTAATTTCATTTAGGAGGTTAGTCATGAAGTTATACACTGTAGATGCAGAGCAAATTATTTTCCACAAAATTTCTGTTTTGGCAAACAATGAAAATGAAGCATCAGAAAGAGTAAATGAAATTATACAGGAACGCAAGGCATTTTCTACCAGTCAGCAAATTCACATTACTAATGTGAAAATTAAATCCACTAACTCTTAAGCCCTACCGTAAAATGCAGTTTTGGAATTACCATTCTTATTGATTGGTCCAGCAACATTTGAAATATTTGGAATTGCCATGCTTGATGCAATCAGACTTGTAATTTCGATCAACTTGTCTGTATTCGTTTTTTGTACTGCTGTATCTGTCTCTGGGGTGGCACAGAAAGTATCAGGAGTTATAGTGGCATCGATTCCATCGATCGCACTTGTGCGGAATCTACACTGAGATATTGTGTTGTTGTCCGAGCAACTGATTATTACACCATTTTGCGATTGAACACAAGCGCCTAGTCTTGTTTCAGTTATATCTGGTTCCAATGTATACTTATCTCTGTATTTAATAAACACATTTACCAATACTTTAGTGTCAACTAGATTTTCTGCTTCAATGGTTCCTTTTACTTTTAATGTTTCTACACCATTTGGATCAGTAGTCAACTCTATGATTTCATACTTTCTATTTGTTTCACTGAAAGATACAAAATCACCAACAGAAACACCAAGATAATTAAATGAGTTTTTTGTATTAGAACCAAATAGATTTCTAATGACAGTGATATCTTTGTTTTCGGTAGAAACAAGAGAACTCATTACAAGCAAAGGTATTTCTTCAAAAAACTTCTTATCGTATCTTTTGACACCAGCAGAAAGAGTGTCCACACTTATTACATTTGCCTTTACTATTCCATTGAAGAATTCAGTAAACACATATTCGCCAGACAAATCTGCTCTCTCTTCTGTGTTCGTATTATAGTGGAAAGCATTGTGAATGTAAAATGTTGTGAGAGGAGCTATTTTTGAGAAGAAATTTTTAATTTTAACTTCCACATCGCGATTTGTCTGATTAGTAAAATCTAAAAAACACTCCGTATCATTATTTATGTAAACAATTGTTGGAATTGATGTTATTCCACTATTAAATGTTGCAGTTTCTTGTTTTACTCGTTCGAAAGACAATCCATACAATACACCACTTCGAACCAATACTAATTTCTCAGTATTGTCTTGTTTTTTATAATTAGTGGTATTGTTGTATGAATTTCTCACGATGCTATGAATGAAATTGTTGCTTGTGTATCTATGTCAGTTCGAACAAATATCTTTTTAAGTTCGTCTGTTTCAATAAACACACTGTCTCCTGCGTCAAGAACATAACCATTTACTGATGTTAGTGTTCCACCATTTCCAATATAAACTGGTCCAGTATTTGATCTGAGTGCTTTCATCGTAACTCCTACTTTAAGAGCACCAGCAGCAAGAGAGGTAGGTGAAGTGGTTACTAATTTCTGTCCATGTATGATTGCCGAAGGTCTTTTTATTTCTTTGACTGTTACATTTGCACCAACAGAACTATTTAGTTGATTCGAAATAGTTTGTATTACGGATGTATTTGAGTTTATTGTTGCCAGATTTGAAATTAGTGGTTTTGCTGTGCTTTCCAGTGAGTTGACAATGTTTGTATCAACTATCGCAACAGATCCACATACTCCAACGGGAACTGCACTTGTTGCTGCAATCTCGACAGCACCACCAGCAAGTTGTCCCTTAACTGTTACGGGTGTTCCGCCTGCTGTATATCCTTGAATTCGTAAAGGACCGTCTTGATTGGTCACACCAACATAAGATGCCATCGAAACGTTAAAATTAATACCAGAATTTACAAGAGCAACCTTGAGGGCATCTCCTGACATGCCCAATGTTGTTCCGTCACTACCATAAACTCTTGTTAGAACCTTTCCTCCCAGATCAGATCCATATACAGCAATGCTGTGACTGGCAGCAGAGAGTGAAAGACCAGCAATTCCGACATTACCACTTACCGTGACACTATCGGTTGCACTATTTAATCTACGACCACCAGTTACTGCAATTGCCGTTCCACCACTTATACCATAAATCGCAACAGGATTTAAAATATTAACATATCCAGTAACCCCAACTGCTGTTCCGTTTGTTATTCCTTGTATCCTACCAGTAATTCCCACTGGTGCATCAGTTGAGAATGTTGATCCACGAACAATTAAAGGAATTGTTGGATTTGTTCTCACAAAGAAGTCACCAGTACCAGTAATAGTGCCAGACACAGGAACATTTCCACCAGTGCTTCCATATAACTTGACAGGAAGTGGATATACTTCATTTGCCCTATATGAAGTATTTTCATCACCCCATACCATTTTAGCAATTTGAGTATGAGATGCCGTAAATCCATAACCGCTAGTTCCATAATCTGTAGCAAGAACTGCTGTTCCATTTGCTATGTTAATTTCAATATTATCTGCTGTATAGGGCATTTATTTTTCCTTTACTTTTATATATATGGTTGAGTATTGACTTTTTATTTGATGCTGATATAATCTTTTCATGCTAAACATCATAACAAAAGAAGAATTTTCTAAAAAAGTTGAAAACTATGTACGAGATACAAACACTTCGTATATGGAAACCGTTTTACATCTATTAGAGGAATACTCATTCGATTTTTCCGTTGCTCCGAAGTTGCTTACTCAACCTCTATTGGAAAAATTAGAAAATGAATACCGAGAATTAAATTTCTTACCTAGAATTAAAAACAAATTACCCTTTGGTTGACATTTATATTTATCAAGTTATAATACAGCGGTGGGGAGTTCCCACCTAAGTTTGCTTAGTCCAGGGTAGATCCCTGGGGAAAGAAGGTTTTATGGGTTTTAGTGATCTCAAGAAAAAGTCTAAGTCTGGAATGGAAGATCTCATCAAAAAGATGGAAGATCAGACAAAAACAAAGGACTATAAAGACGATAGGTTTTGGCGACCAGAACAAGACAAGTCTGGAAATGGATTTGCAATTATTCGTTTTTTGCCACCAGTAGACGGAGAAGATGTTCCGTGGGTTAAACTTTATAATCATGCATTTCAAGGAACTGGTGGGTGGTATATTGAGAATTCATTGACAACTCTGGGTCAAAAGGATCCAGTATCAGAAATGAATAATCAACTTTGGAACTCTGGTCTTGAATCAGATAAGGATCTTGCTCGTATTCGAAAGCGAAAGTTGACTTATATTGCCAACATCTATGTCGTTTCTGATCCAGCAAATCCACAAAATGAAGGAAAGGTTTTTCTGTACAAGTTTGGTACAAAGATTTTTGAAAAGATTCAAGAATCAATGAAACCAGAGTTTAATGACGAAGAACCAGTCAATCCTTTTGATTTCTGGAAGGGTGCTAATTTTAGAATCAAGATTCGTAAAGTTGGTGGATTTACGAATTATGACAAGTCGGAGTTTGATTCATCAACTGCTCTTCTGGATGATGATGCTAAACTTGAAAAGATTTGGAAGTCTCAATATCCATTGCTTCCTCTTGTTGATCCTTCAAATTTCAAAACATACGAAGAACTCAAGACACGTCTAAATGAAGTGCTTGGTGGAGATATTCGTAGTGCAGCACCAAATACAAAGACTGCTGAAGATTTCTCAGAGGAACTAGTTGAAAAGAAACCTCAAATGAAGACCAAGAAGTCTCCAGTCGAATCTGATGTAGATGAAGAGACTGATGCT